ATGTTTATACTACATATGGACTTGATGTATATATTGATGTAAAGGCATCTATGAATGGTACTACATATCTTAAAGAGATTAATGGTATGACAATTGATTGTGGTTTCCTTGATCCTACACTTATTAACGATGTAGACAAGAATGCTTGTGTAATCAAGAATCCTAAGATTTATGCATTTAAAGATCCAATTGATACTATCGAAATGGGTACATTCCTTGATGCTATTCTTTATAAGAATATTGTTGGTCCTATTAAGAATCAGAAACCAGAAGATATGGTTCCTACAGTTATTATGGCACCAAAGATTTCTCGTGACTATTCTTCTTACATTGATATGCTTATGCAGTCTATGGCTGCTGCACCTGCTGCTAATCGTGGTTGGTTGAATATTATTACAGATATTCAGGGTTGTGATATGGAACAGTTTGAAGATATCTGTGACCTTTGTGGTTGTAAGTATATTAAGAAGTATCTTGATGTAGAAATTCAGGCTGAAGATATTAAGAAGGGTCTTGCTCCTACACCTGATACAATTGATGATTTTGCTGGTACTGCTGTTCAGGTTAATTCTGATGCTAATAAGACAACTTTTGTTTATCCATTAAATATGTATGATGAAGATGGTAATCCAACAGCTCTATTTAAGCAGAGAACTGATTATCTCGAAAAGCAGATTGAAAAGCTTGAGGTAGAAGGAAACAATACTACAGATATTTATACACTTAAGAAGAGACTTCACTCTCTAAAGGGTAAGATGGTAGAAATCTTTGTTGGCGGTATTACTGTAGCAGATAGAGATGCTGAACGTGACCTTCTCGAAGATGCTGTTCTTAACTGTCGTTCTGCAGCATTAAATGGTGTTGGTTATGCTGCTAACTTTGAGGGTCTTCGTGCTTCTAAGACTATATTTGATAACTATTCTGATAGTGCTAACTCGACAAAGCTTGCTATTGCTACTATCATTTATTCAGCATATGTAGAAATTTCAAGTATGTTATATGATACTATGAACAATATGGAGTCTGTTGATGATATTGTAGCAGAGTCTATTGAAAAGGGAATGCCTCTCAATATTGTGTCAAGACAATATGATGGTAAAGTTCTTACAAGTATTGATACAGATACATGCACACTCAATACTATCTCTAAGATTATTACTATCATGGCTACTGCTAACCAGTTCATTCTTCCAACTCTTAATGTAAACAAGTATTAATATAAAAAAGAAACGTGCTTTAATTAGCACGTTTCTTTGTTTCCCTTTGTGTAAGTACAGCTTCTTATAACTTTACAAAATCAAGCATCTCCGCTCTAAGGGTAAGTGGGATACTCTCATCGAATATCTTATTCATAAAGTTATACCGAAACTGTGTGCTGTGACCTTCTGTGATTTTTATTATAGCACTATAATAGAAATCATCAGCGTTTACAACATTTCTCAGTAATGGATCTGAGAACTTGTTGTTATGGTCTTTAGAGAACATTACTTCTCTGAGGAACCTTTGAGATTCCATGGCGATAAGGTAATTTACGATATCGTCAAAATTATGAAGACGATAACTCTTGCCTAACGCTATTTTCAGATTCTTCTTCTCGTCAAATTCCCTTTTCGTGTTCATAGTAAACCTCCAAAATTAATTTATTTGATAGTATTCATCCTATCACTACAATGATATATAATGAAAAAATAATTTAATCTATTAAAAAGAAAGCGTGCTTTATGCACGCCTTCTTTTAAATATTTCTTGTATAGTAAGACGCATAAAATTTTGCGTCTTCCCAATTACATCTAACAGACTGACGAATCTTTCTAGTAAGTTCGTCTCTATCAAATGACGGATCAAACTGAATTTCTCCGTCTTCTCTATCTGTTATTGTTATACCTTCATTTGTTAATATTAACATATAACCACCAAGATTCTTATCCCAGTGATACTGTAAGATATCCTTTGTTAATATTACATTGCCCGCTGTTATTGTTGTCATAGTTGTTGTTTTCATAATAAGCTCCTGTACTTTAATGGAACATAGAATTTAAGCATTGTTGACTGTTCCGTTATCAGCAATGCATTTTAACTTATTTAAATCGCTCAATTTTATTACGGTCTTAGAGCTAGACCAAATCTAGACTATTGTAGTCTAGAGAATAAGCTGTTCAAGGATAGACTTATATCTATCTCTTATTCACTTATATTATATATATCTAAAATAATTTAGTTTTACAAAAACATAATATTAAATACACTAATGAAAGGAGGATAAATGAAATATGTCTTCTGCTCGAAAATATAAATGTATATTTTGTAATAAATCTTTTGAAAGAACTAGTCTTGCTAGTCATATAGATAAGCATCATGATGATATGCTATGTGATGAAAAAGGGTTTACTGCAAATAGAATTGTATTTGATGTTTGTAATAAGAAAGAACCAGTAGGAGCTTCTACTGGTACTTGTCGTATATGCAAGAAGCCTACTGAATGGGACGAGAAATCTGTAAGATATAAAGCATATTGTTCAGAAAACTGTAAAGCACAAGCCAGAAAGAATTATGAAAAGAATATGCTTAAAGTATATGGTAAGACCACATTACTAGATGATATGGAATGGCAAGAAACTAAAATGCTTGCTAATCGTGGTATTTCTGGTAAGTATAGATGGTCTGATGGAACATACAAAACTTACGTGGGAAGTTATGAAAAGAAGTTTCTTGAATTTTGTGATAATGTATTGAATATTGATTCTGGAGATTTACTAACTCCAGGACCTACAATTTATTATGAATATGATGGAAAAGAACATACTTGGATTACAGATGCTATTTATCTACCATATAATTTAGTATTTGATATTAAAGATGGCGGAGATAATAAGAATAATCGTGATATGCCAGAATATAGAGCTAAGCAATTAATGAAAGAAAAGTTCATTACAGATCAAGGTGAGTATAACTATATTAGACTTACTAATAACGAGTTTGTACAATTGCTTACTATATTTGCTGAATTGAAAGAATCTTATTCTAATGAGGATGAACCTAAAACAATTTCTAGAGTTCATGAGCATACTGGTCCTTGTGCTATCGGTGGAATGGCTCCTGGAATTACATCTGACATTCAGCCTAGTATGTTTATTTCAAATATAATGAATAAGAATACATTTGAAACAGAATTTGCTTTATCTAATGATATAACATCTGAGTTTATGATTATAAGAGATAAAGAAACTGGTAAACTAAAGCGTAAGAAAAGCTCAGAACTTCTTGAAGATGCTGAAGTGAAAACATTTAAATATATTGGTGATGATATTGTTAATATATTAAAAGAAATATATACTAGATATACTAATGAATCGTATGTAGACTGTCAATTTCTTCCTACATTAGTAACAGAATTTGATGAGGTATTATCATATGACCAATTAGAATTTAGTAATCTATTAGAGTATGTAGATAAAGAATTGATTCAAGAAAACTTTAATAGTTCTTTAGCTACATTACAGTTCCAAACTCAAATAGTATTTAACGAGGCTAAGCCTATAGTGTTTAATGTATTAGACCCTGTTAAATATGAGTATAAAAAGAAATTACTTCGTGAGTATGAGGACTTAACTATTCTTCAAAGTATGAATGGTAAGTACTTTGCTTTTAATAAAGTCAGCTGCAAACGTACTAAAGGTGTTAGCAGTATATATGAAATTAACGATAGTATGTTGAAGTCTATAGCTTCAGCACCATATTAAAGGAGGAATATACTATGAGTTTCAATGAAAGAATTTTTAGCATTCTTACAGAATCTGGTAAGTCTTGTAAAAATGCTGTAACTAAGGATGAATGTACTGAAGCATGTGATAGCTTCCAAGATACAATTGGTAATGGTCATAACTTTTCTGATGTTGTAGTACCTAATGGTATTAAGATGGATGAAGACGCAATGCCTATTTGTAAAGGTGAAGTAAAGAAGTGTCCTAAGTGTGGTAAATCAGAATGCACTTGTGGAAAGAATGAGTGCTCTTGTTCTGAAGCATACTTCATTGATGGCAGACTTCTTGACATTTATATGTCTGATAACGATATTTCTAATGATGCTGTAGCAGTAGGTAATATCTGTGAGCATTATGGTATTGATATTGATGATGTATATGTAGTAGTAGAGTGTGATGAAGTTAATAAGGGATTAATTGATCATACTAAGCATTATCTATCATGCGGTCTTCTACGTAGATGTGATAATCAGATTAGAAACTGCATTAATGCAGGTATTAAGGTAGTTAAGCGTTCATAATATAAAGACCCAGTAGGATTTGTTTCCTACTGGGTCGATAACTTTTTTATAATAAAGGAGGATGATGTTATGAGCAGAACCAGAAAAAAGAGGTCTCATCCTAAATACTCTTCATATAAACATAGTGATCTTAAGAAAAGAGCCAACCAATTCACACCAAAACCTACATTAAGTTATAGTCTTTCTCAAGAGATAACTCAAGATAAATCTCCTGTTGTTAAACGTAATTCATTCGGAGATGTTATTTATAGTATGCAATATATCGGATATGAGAAGTTTGAATATTGGATAGAATATGATGAAGATAGAAGACCATTATCATATATAGATACTCGTGGATGTTCTTGGAAATGTAAATACAATTCTAAGGGTAATATATGTGACTATTGGGATTATTCTGGATATCAAGAAAGTTATAGATATTATAAGAATAATCTAGTTATATGTACCAACTCTTTTGGTAATAAGATTAAGAAGAAAGTCATTACCAATAAATATGTAACTCGTGATCTTTTCATTTCTACAGATGATTGTATATAATATATACGATATGAATGATCATATCAAATTTTAAAGAAAGGAGATGATGAAATATGTCAGATAAAAAGCAAGAACAAGAGGAAAAGCGTAGAAATGCTCTAATAGCATGGATATTTATCGCTATACTTTTGTTAATACCTATAATACCATCATTTCTTATTTTCAAGATATTTGAATGGTTAATACCGGAAGTAACATGGTCAGCAACGCATTTAATAGGATTATATGCTTGCTCATCAACAATCATGATTGCTGGTAGTATGCTTTCATATACCAGCAAGAAGTAAAAAGAAAGAAGGATTAATATGCCAAATTGGTGTGAAAATTTTATTACCTTTATGAGCAATGGAACTCCTGAAGGATCCGCTGCTATCAAAACTTTCCACAAAAGACTTAATGAAATATTTGAAATAGAATGTATTGATGGTTGTATATGGGAAGATGAGATAGAAGCTTATTTGCTTTGTTCTCAAAATATCAAATTGTTTGAGTACAACAAGAGTTCTACCACTGGTTTCAGAACTCGTGGTTATGTAACAAATATATCTGATTTAAATTATGATAGTTTTCATGTATGCTCTTATGATGCATGGTCAGCTAATAATGCTTTTTGGTATAGTCTTATAACCATATTATATGGAGATCTTATTACTTTCTCCTATATAGCAAACGAACCTGGGATGGGTCTGTTCTACACTAATGATCGAGGATTCCTTCCAAGATATAGATTATTCCTTGAATGTGGAATACGTCCTCTAATGAAGGTTCCAGGAGCATGGGATACTAGATATTCAGATAATTTGTTCCATTTCTTAGATAGAGATAATCCATATGTAATGATTCCATCACCGGAATATACTGATTGGACAAACAGTTATTCATATGGTATTCAATTAGAAATGGATGGCGAAGAAGATGATATAATTACAGAATGTGAAGATTATATCTTTGGAGAAGAAAAACCAGATATAAACGATATCTATGATTTGGAAACTGAATTAAATAAAATTGATAAGAAAATGAATGTTTGTGTAGATGAATATAGATATTCTCGAATAGATTTAGAAGATGAAATCAACCGTAATAAACTTTATAAGAATTTGGGAGGAGTTTAATATGGCTAAACTTAAGATAGCTGGAATAGTTAAAAACAGCATTGTCGATGGTCCTGGGTTAAGATACACAATTTTCACTCAGGGGTGTTATCACAATTGTGAAGGTTGTCAGAACCCCCAAACTCATAATCCTACAGATGGAAAATTTATTGACACTGATGAAATCTATAATGAGATTATAAAAGATCCTGTTATAGCTGGTGTCACTTTCTCAGGTGGAGAACCTTTTCTACAATCAGATGCACTTGCAGAATTAGCATTGAAGATTAATAATGCTGGTATGCATACTCTTGATATAATCTGTTATACAGGTTTCACTTATGAAGAAATCTTAAAGATAATTAAGGATGGTTGTAAGTCATATTTGAACCTACTTCATAATATTGATTATCTTATAGATGGTAGATTTGAAAAGGATAAGGTTTCTCTAGATTGTGCTTGGAGAGGAAGTACTAATCAACGTATAATAGATGTACGTAAATCAATCAGAGAAGGCAAAGTAGTTGAAATCGAATTATAAAAGAGTGGGGTGAGCATCATCACCCCACAACTTTATAATAAATGCATTTATAAAAGGAGGATTATTTTTTATGAGTGATATTGTAATTGAAGACGGTGTTGTTAAATATATTAACCATAAGACTACAAAAAAGTATTCTGATGACACTAAAAAAGATGTAACTAGTGAAACAAAATTAGACACAGTTATTGTTTTCAAAGATAAAGATGGAGTATATCCTGATGGTAAGATAGTAACGAGTGATGAGTTTGTTACAATGTATAATTATGATTATAAAAAAGATAGTGAAGGTAATACTCTAAGTTGTTCTGTTACAAAGTCTGTAAAGAAAAATGGTAAACTTCTTGATATTGAAAAGATTGGTTCTAAGAAGTATTATGATAAACTTGGTAGACTTATTAAAGAAGAATCATTGATGAGAGATGGATTAGTATATCGTACTGATAGTTATGAGTATGATATAGATAATAATGTTATCCGTTCAAAGTCAAAGGGTATGCAGACTGTTAGAACCAGAGAATATTTTAGAGGTGAAGTAAGTCGTATTACAGAAATGACTATCAAGTCTAAGATGACTCATACACCTTATAGAGCTTTCTTTGATGAAGCTGGAAGAATCTATAAAGTAATCGATGGTGATAAGCATATTGAAATTGATTATGAAAGAGACTTCAATAGTGAAGGTAAGATTCTTTCTGAGACTGAAAGATTCTTTGATATTAGAACAACTACAAAGAAACTCATATCTTACGTTGTTACTTCATATGTACCAGCAGCTGACTATAAGATTGGTAAAGTTGTTAAGAATGGTATACTTACAGAAGAGCATGTATATAACTTAAAGGGAGATGAAATTTCATTGTATAAGTTTGAAGATGGAAAAGAACTGTTTTCTCGTACAGAAAAGTCTACTGATGAAGACACTGGTGATGTAACTTCTATTACTTCAACTAGAGTTACAGATTGTGCAACAGGTAAATTAGAAAAAGATAAGACTATTAAAACAGTATATGATAAAGATGGTAATCTTATTGTATATTCCGAAGATAACTCTATGGTATCTACATATGAGTATGACGAAGAGGGAAGACGTACTTCTGTTATTACAAAGAAACTCGTTGATGATGAATTCGTTGTAATCAATGAAGTAAAGTATGAGTATACTACTGATGAAGATACTGGAGAAACAACTAAGAAGAGATACCTTACTATCTTTGACGATAATGGTGATATCATTTCTAAGAATATCCATGAAGAAAAGTATGATGCTGAATTTGATGAATTTACTGAAGAAAAGTTATTCTTCGAAAAGCCTGAAGACACTGATGATGACGAAGATACTACAACAGATTCTTCAGATACAGATGATACTAAGGATGATACATCTTCTTCTGAAACTACAGAAGAAACAGATCCTTCTACAGATAAGTCTGAGGAAGTTGATACTGATTCTGAACCTAAGAAAGATGTTGATACATCTGAATCTTCAACTAAAGAAGAAACTTCTACTACTCCAGAAACAACTACTGGTACTGAAGAAAGCGAGACTACTGACCCTGAAGTTAAAGAAGAAACAGAACAGCAGTCTGGTTCTGAAGAAGAATAATTATATAAACGAAAATAAAGTCTGGGTGAGTTTCGGCTCACCCAGATATATTTTTAGAATATTGAACCAAATTGGCGTTGACATAATTTAGTATTATAATATGTGTATACAAGTCCAAAGAAAGCTCTATGACAGTTTTCTATAAACTCATAATCATATGGATTAGTAAAGTCAAGATTAAACTCACGATATTTAGCTTCTTCTTTAGAAAACTGAAGAATTATACATCCTTGTATGTTTATATTCTTCTGTGTATATAGTAAATATCTATACGCAGCTAACTGCATAAAGTATTTATACCCTACATGATTAGATGTTTTGAAATCTATAAGATATGGTTTATCATCTATTGTTATGAGTAAATCGTATGTTCCTGCGAAATATTCACACATTAGTTTTTGCTCTTGTCCTAATACCTTAACTCTATGACATTGATTTATACCTTGCCACCATTCTTTAAAAGCATCTAAACAAACATTATCTTCTTCATTAGGTTTCTTTTTTATATACATCTCAATCGATTCATGAACCATTGTTCCAAACTCTGCAGCTTTAGAAGCTATCTCTCTATTATCTTGTCCTTGTCTACCAACTCTATTAGCCCAAGAGATTAAGCCTTCATTATCTATAAAAGATAATAACTCAGTTACACTAGGAATACCCCTACCATCTATATGGTATCTAGCATTCTTACCTTTGTCAAATAAGGTAACGTCATTTAATAATGACTCTGGTTTAATCATTGTTAAGAATCACTCCTTACTGTACAATTATTTAATAATAAGTTGAAACATATATTATTTATGTAATGATAAGATACAACTTCTTATTTTACTACTTAATGAATAACTATTGAGAGGAGAATATAATTTTGTTATCAAAAGAAGAAAGAATGGCTAATCTGAAACGAGCGTCTGCAATGACGAGAGTTCAGGATAACCAAATACAAAACACACTAAATGGAATGTCAAATGAAGAGGTGGAGAACTTCATTTCTAACAATCCAGAATATGCTGAGATGTTATCAGTTAGTGCAGATAGTGACAATAGCGGTATTGTTATAAACTATGCTAATCAACCAAACAATCAGCATGAAGCTATTTCTATTTCTCCACCTTGGGAAGCAAACTTCGCTGCAGGAGGACAACCTCAGGGAAGAGTTAATTTGTTTCAAGTTGGGTCTAACCCAAGTACTGGTATGTCTTTCAATAATAATGGATTCTATAACAATTATTATGGTTATGGTATGAACCCAAATGATGAAAGACTAAAACAATATACTCCTGGTATGAAACTATATGGAATCAATCCATATAGTTTTCCTAATGCAACTCAAATGGTTAATTACTTTGACTATTGTGAACAACAGAGAGAGTTTGCAGATAATCAGAAGTATGGATGGGCTCTCTTATCAGCCAGAATGGTAGGAACAGATGAAGCACTTAAGTGGGCTGAGTCTTTTAAATTCAAACCTGCTGATCAAATCTATAAAGAACAGCAGGAAGCACAAGCTAAAGCTCAACAGGAAAAGATGCAGTCTATGACAGATGATGGAAATAATGTAGTTTATGATGTTTATGACTGTCGTGGTATTAGATTCCAAAGAGCTTGCAATTTCAAGATTATTGATATAGCTACTGGTGACATTGTTAGAGAAGTCAATCATGAAAGGGATGCTTTAGGTCAGGCATATACTACACATACTCAGATTGATGATAGAAAGGAACAGTATGAGATACAGCAGATGTATGCTCAGATTGCTTATTATAATAAGTATGTTAATACCTTTAGAAACTTGTTTAATAAGTCATATGTAGATAATATCAATAGATGGAACAGTTGGAAAGCAGCTGGATTATCAATAGATGAACAATTTGCTAGATGGGAAGACGAACGAATCGATTGGAAAAAACATGAAAGATTGATTCAGAGAGCTTTACAGACAGCATCGTTCTCTAGAGAAAACTTCAGAGATATTCTTTCTAGCTGTTGTCATACTGAACTTGACTATGCTAATAGATCAAACTTCTTTAGTTTATCTTATGATTTTGAGAGGGATTTACATTATAAGTCTCTTATCTCAACACCACAAGAAATGAACAATGATCCGTTAGTTCATCAGAAGTTACAACAAGAGTATGACATTAAGAGAAAGCTGTTTATGGATAAAGTAATGTCTGGTAATTTAGGAAGTGCTACAGCACCAGATGCACATTATCATCCTACATTTGCTAAGACACCTGTAGAACAGTTAACTCTTGAAGATTATAATAAACCAGAGAATCAGTTCATGTATACCAAAACTGTAACTCCAGAATTAGCCACAGAAAATTTATTCATTCCTAAGAATATGACTGGTGGAATTGTTCCAGAGCAAAGAACATTTGGTATTATGACAGTAGATGATGATACTGGTGAGATTATATCTCAACATGAAGAAGACGTTACATCTGAGTCTGGATTTTCTTCACCTGTACAATTAACAGATGAAGAAATGGAAGCTTATTTTTAAGGGGTGTTTGAAATGAAAATAAAAAATAATCTTTCTGACATCTATAGAAAAGATGTAATTAAAGAGTCTAAACTCATGAAGCAGTGGATAGCATGGTTTGATAGTTTTAAAGTCAATCCGTTGTTATCATACTTTACCCAAAATGATATCGCTTTTATTCATAAGCTTGCTACTTCTCCTGCAATGCATTGTAATGTAAAAGAGAAGTATAGATTACTTGGTGAATTGATGAATAGAAGAGGTTTCAGCCTTATTGGTGGGGGTACTAATAGAAGAGCTTATGTATGTAATTACGATAAAAGAGTTGTTGCTAAAGTAGCAACTGATAATGTCGGATTTACAAGTAATCTCAAAGAATATGTGAATCAGAATGTTTTAAAGCCATTCTGCAATAAGATATTCGAAGTATCACCATGTGGTAGTTTAGCTATCATAGAAAATGTAATCCCGATTAAAGATGTATCTGAGTTTACAAAGTATTCTCAAGAAATCTTTGATATCTTATATTTCAAGATTCGTAATAACAATATCGCTATGGATGATATTGGAACTAGAAGTATGAAGAACTGGGGTTATAGATCTGGTTTCGGACCAGTGTTATTGGACTATCCATCAATGTATGTAGCAGATCCTAAAAAGAGATTATGTAAAGATATATTGAATGGAAAACTTTGTTCTGGTACACTTGATTATGATGAAGGATTTAACAATATTGTATGTTCCGAATGTGGAAGGACATACTTAGCTTCTACATTATCAAAACCAGAAGGTGACGATATAAAATCCTTGTTAAGTGCAGTTGGATATAAAAAGAATGAAGGAGTAAAGAAAATGAAAATAATAATTTCAAGCGTTGAAACTGGTGAAGTTATATCAGTAAAAGAAACAGGTGGAAAGAGTAATCATGTAGATTCTAGTATATCGAATCTCAATAATAATGTGAATCATGTATTTGATACTCACATTAACTCTGCACCTAAGAAAAAGAGAAGAGTTATTATAACTCCTATCAACAACAACGAAGAAACAACAGTAAATAATATTGTTGAAGAAGTAAAGGTTGAACCTGCAAAACCTGTCGTAGTTGTTGGAGATAAGAAAGCTAACTTCATGAATGCTTTCAATAAACTCAATGCAGGTCTGACATTTGAACAGGCAGTAGATTCTAGTAATGTTCCTGTTACAAATCTGATCAAAGCTATTAATAGCATGATCATTACAGATAATCCGTTTGTATCTGAAGAAGAAGCTTTTAGAATGTATAGGGAAGTTAGTGCTGCTACTATAAATTCTTATGGCGAATGTGTAACAATTACAGAGGATAATGTTGGCACAGCAGATACAATGCTCAATGCAATGCTTAGAAAGATAAGCGGTGCAGAGATGAATGAGGATATGTTCTTAGTATTCTATAAGCTCATCCTTAATGTAAAGAATACAAAGACATTCTTTATGAGCATTATTAACTTCTGGAAGTTATTGCTCGAACTCAATTCATTTGATACTGATGAGAATTCAGATGTATTTAGATTCTGTATCTATAAGGATGTATATGATGTATATAGATCTGCTATTGGTATGTCTCTTGAAGATTACAGATATAACATCGTTCTCTCAGGAAACTTCACATACAATTCTTCTAACATTCTGAAGTTCATTTCTTCTGCTGTATCTAATATGAAGTTTGCATCTGAAAGTGGAGAGTATGACTTTGAAGTAGATACAAATAAGTACTACACAATTAGTCTTGCTGAGAATTATGCAGAGCAGGTATATTGTGAAACTGTACAACCTGACGAAACTTCTGTAGAAGATATCATCAATGATATCAATGCTTCTAGTGAAGATGATAATACTTGTACTGTAGAAGAAGGATATGATGTTGATGAAGAAGAAACTTCAGATCCAGAACCTAAAACAGTCCCTGAGAAGATATCAATTGTTGACCAGTATAATATGGCAGTGATTGGCAATGAAAAACAGGGTACTCGTAAACAGCAACAGAAATATGGTAAGAAGAAAAAGAAGAATCGTCGTAGATAATCGTGTTATGTAGGTTAGGAGTTGGTAATTACATCAACTCCAACTTACTCATAATATAAATAACAGGAGGAAGTTCAATGATTGGAAATATAATGGTGGCTGGAAATGCTACAGAATTACAGTTCCTTATTAATTATAAGGGAACTTATTTACAGGCATATGCAGAGGCTTGTAAAAACAGTGGTGTTAATCAAGAAATACACCATACAAAGATTGTTGTTGTCAATGATATAGAAGGTAGCGGTGATGATTATATCGTTGCTAGTATTCTATTACCAAACTCAAGAGCAATGTTTTTCCTTATTGATGAGGATTATAATAACTTTGTTTATGAGTATTATAACAAGCTTGATAACGACCCAGATATTCAAGAGTATATTGCAGTTCTTCTTGCTGGAATGCTTGAAAGAAACTTTGATTATATTCTTTACTTTGACAATGATGATGCTAAAATGTGGATGCCGATTTGTAAAGCATTGGTTGATTATCTCTATTCTAGATTCGGAGTTTTATGTTATGGAATTGGAGATATTAGAAGTAATCCGCAACTCTTATTAAGTCAAGGTATTATTCCTGAATGTGTAGTTAAGGTTCAGGATATCGTTAATAGATATAAACTTTCTAATAGACCTAATGATCAATTATTCATACAGTATTAAAAGGAGGTATGTGTAATGAGTGCACTTATATTTGGAACTCCTCAGGTATATAGTATACTAAGGATGAATCCAAATAAGATAGACTATATATACATTAACTTTAACTCATTAGTAGAAGGAGTAGAAAAGCTTGATGCTTTGAATCCTTATTGGAGTTCAACAGAGCAAGTATTCTTCAATGAGTTTGAGTTTGATAATATGTATATCTCTTATATCACAACTTCTCCAGCTGCATTTAGACAGCTTGTTGATTTGATGCGAACGTTATATAATGGGTATAGTGTTTTCATTATTTGTGATTGGAATAACGATATATCTATTAATATGATTGAAGCATTAATGAAGTTTATAACTGACTCTTATGGATTCAAATGTAATATTTGTACGGACATAATGAATGACATCATTAGTGATGGTGATTTCTCTACAGATGGAATTCAGATGTTTGATAGGAATATGGAGACATATATCCAAATGTTTGGAACTGATAAACTTTACTCAGATCATGGTGATTTAGCATGAATAATGAACTCTATAAAAGAACACTCTATACAAAGAAAGTAAAGTTTATCATTAATGAAATCCATGAGTATGATATAGCAAAGGCAAATATATCCATCCTTTTACAGGGTGGATATATCACTGCTCAAGAATATAACATGTATCTTCAAATGTCGAAGATGCAGAGAGAGATAGCTATAGGTAATCTTCAGAAGAATCCAGAAATGTCGAGGGTTATAAGTGAAGGATTTGAGTGGGCTCGTAAGTGCTTAATTGAATCTAATAACCTAACAGAAGATGATATAGTATCTATAAAGAAAGACGCATTCTATGTTATGAGAAGATTACAATATACAACTTTTGGTAACATAGAATTTACACATAGAAATTCATATCATATGTATATCTATTGTAGAGGAATAGAGATATATTATGGTATGAATGAACTTGATGATTCTGGTGATATACTAGACATCAAAGGTATTAATGATAGTAAGCTAGAACTACACTCAGCTTATCTATCGTTTCTATCTTATATATTAAAGCAAGTTGTCAAGGGTAACATTGTAGGTGCTATACAAGAGTTAATGACATTTATACAACGTTATGATAATAGACAACTTGATATTGAATACTATCGTGAATTCAATTCGGATTCTATGTATAGACTTGGACATTATGGTGTTATGTTTATAGACGATAGTTATAAGAATGTATTAAACATATCAAACAATCAAATGTTTAATAGAGAATTATTCTCTATTCTTATGAGTATTCAATATAAAAGATAAGAGTTGTGTTCATTCACAACTCTTCTTTTTTGTTGTAATAGAAGAACTTTATTATAAATACTTAAAGAAAAGGAGGAAATTATATATGTCTACAAACTTTTTAAATAGACGTATGGATTTACATCATAGTGGATCGATACTTACTATGGATACAAGTTATCCAGTAAAGCTTGCTGGTAAAGTATTAAAACTCTTTACAGCAACAAGCGATTTCAAATCTTCTAGTTGGACACTTAATAATTCAGAAGGTGAAACTATACTAAGTGTATCAGAAGATAAAGTATATGACTTCGCTGGTAGAATTTTAAAAGACAGTATCGGAGAAGGAAAAGCTTATGCTACTGTACAAGATGTGTGGAAAAACGATGATTACGTAATGGTAATCATAGATTTTGACAACTTTACAATGCATTTTTGTAGTCAAACTAATTTCGAGGACTTTATCACTGGTACAGGTGCTGGTGATTGTGATTTAAAACTTTTTGATATAACTGGCGACGAAGATATGACTGGTTATACATATAAAATAGATACTTCAGTATTTGATGCTGCTGTTGAATTTGATAATGAAGAAGATAAGCATGCATTATTAAGAAACAGTGAAGATGATGTTGTGTATGAAATTCCTGTAAATATAACTGATGATGAAGGAAATATTACACAAAGAACTATGACACCTGTGGCAAATCTAGATTGTATTAATATAAATGGAATAAATGTATCAATTCAAAATCTGGTATTTCCATTTATAAATATGATAAATTCTGATGTTGGAATGGAAAATGTTACAGGAATGCATTCTTTTAAAAAAATTAATGGAACTTTAAATGATACATTTATAGAAAAATTCTGTTTTACATATAATGAATTAACAAATCTCGGAATGTGGAAAAGTGAAGATCATACTGCGTATATTTATTTTAAGGATGAATGTGAATATATACCTGAAGAAGACAGAAATAAATATTATTATGTATTGACAGATACAACTAGCGGTGATAATTGGAGTTCTAATCAACTAGATAGTTCTATGATGTTTAAACCAATAAATATTGATACAATGAAATTTAGTTCTTATTCTAATATATCTAATAACGGTATTTATGTTAACGGTAATAATACTGGTTTATCTTTTAGATATACTAAAGGTGATATTTTAGTAGGATCGTGGTGGGATTTTGATAATCATAATGGATTTGTTGCTTATAATATTGAAGGTGGAGTTAAAAGAATACATGTAAAAGATTTTATTACAGGTGATAATTTTTGTCCATATGACGCATTTTTAAAGACTAGAAATTTGAGTTCAAGTGGAATGATCTATAGAGTAACTTATTCATCACAATATGTAAACGATACTATTTTTAAAAATGAAATAATGAATGATGTTAGTAGATTTATAGATTTTTTTACCGGAGGAAATAATAGTTATAAAACATATATAAGAAAAAGAATATGCTGTATAGAAAATGATACTATTGAAGATATTGCTACATTTAAAGTATCAGATCCATATCATAAACTAATAAAAAATATTGTTATTGTATATCCAGAATTATTCGAAAATGTCTTATTTGATAAAGATGGAAATGATTTTTCTCATTCAGAAGAAAATCTATCAAATTTTGAATCTTTTTATAACGATAACACGCCTTCTAAATTTGATAGAACATCGTATGAATTTTTTAATAATAGTTTTAATAATATAGATGAAACAAGATATTTTTTATACTTGTTATTTAATAAGAATAATGAAAAGAATGTATATACAGGAGAAGCGTTCAGTAATGATAAAAATACAATAAAAATAAACGGTATCTCAAGTAAATTAAAAATTAAACGAAATGTACCTATATTAGGAAATGATGGATCAGATCAATTCATTACAACTGATAAAAGCGGGAATTATTTAATGCTAAATATTATATCTCGTGTAGGTATATCTAGTATGGGTACTCCTTATTATAGTGATGATCAAAAACCAAATTATAATAATGCACAATTTGGAATACAAGATATTTTAGTTACAAGAAAGATAAAATTTGCTAATGAACATATAAAATATTCAGACGGTAAATATAAAATATATCCATATGGATTTGATAATAGTTATGGTGGTTTTGATCTCAAAATATTAATAAATAGTAATTATAATATAGATGATGAAGGTACAAGTTCGATTGATGAGAATGATGGAGAAGAAATAACTGGATTATCAATGAAATACGTTACCAAAGACTTGTTTAAAAATAATGAAAAGATAGATAGCAATGATACTGGATTTATGTATATGTATTATATAGATACTGCAGCTACTCAAAATTATATATATAGAATTAAATACTACTTTAATCCAGATGATACTAATTCTAATGAAGAAAATGATTACATTAGTTCATATGATTATTATACTAGTACTTTTATAGCTGATATTAAGGTTGCTACTAAAAATGAATATTCAAAATCTAATCATCCTGTATGTGTAAGAGCATATGTAAACTATAAAGTTCATTATTTAATGGAATTAGATAGTGATCTTTCTTCTGAAGATGCAGTTGAAAAAGCATTTTCAGATGCTAATCAAATCATAAGTACAAATCCTAATTTATTTATTAAAACTATAGTTAAAGCTTATAATTTTTATCCAATTAATACTGATATAGTTAATAAATATTATAAAAATTCAGAATTGGATGCTTCTAGTACATGTGATTTAGCTATACCTACACGTAATAGTAGAAATGATGGTGTTGACATTAGATACTTTGCAGCAGCGTATACAAACAATGATAGCATAAATGACGGATTTAAAATTAAAGAATTATTAAATGATAATTCTTTAGTTCTTTATGAAAATCATTTAGCACCATATGTATCCAATACTCTAAATTCTAGCAATTCTTATATCTATAATGTAAAAACATATATAGATTATATTAAATCTACAAAAATTAATAAGGTTATTCATATTGATGATTTCCCTTATATAAATGGCAAAGGAATAAGAGAATGTTATTATAAAAATAATGATGGATCATTTAAATCTTTATATGAATTTTATAATTATATATTAACTAGAGACTTGTCTATACCAATAGATAATCCTGATTCATTACTAGATTCACAATTCAATAAATCAAATACTGCATTTTTCACAAGACAAGACGTACAAGGTATAACTATTAGAAAAACCTTAAATGATAAAGGAACTGGTTATAATGATAATTTCTATTCTACCACTTCTAACAATAAAGTTACACTAAAATCTTCTATAACATTAAAAAATAATGTAGAAATCAGTTCAATTTATGGACTTAATAATTCAGAATTAGTAGATAATAATGGAAACGATGTATCTAAAACTTATTCATCAGAAGATGTTATATATATTAATAAAGAACAAGCTGGTAGTAAAACCACTTATGGATTAGCTATAAGTGATGGAGAAACAAAAAATTCAACTATAGTATCAATAAATGGTAGTATGGGTGAAATTGAAGTTGATAAACTAACTTGGGAAACATTGTTATTAGCATTAAATAATGATAAAACAATAAATATTTTATCTGATTCATTTATTGATATGAAAACTGAATTGAATAATTATATATATCTTGCTGGTCAAAATATAAGTGATACTATAAGTATTGTTGATAATAATAATTTAGAAGACAATGCTAATAGTCATGATGATATATATGGATCTAAAAAAGATGAAGACGGAAATATATATGACAAAAATGGAAATCTGATAAGTAAATCTACCTCAACTGGTAGTTTTCAATATGAGCATTATAAAGATAAGAATGCTGAATTTGATGAAAAGCATAATCTTTATAATTTTAATTATGGATATGGATATTCAGATGATAATAAAACAAAAACCTTAAATAATAGAGGTGTAATAGTATTTGTAACAGAAGGAGCATATACTAAATGTAACGATAATGGAAATAGTAAGGTTGAAAGTTTTACATATGATTTTCATAATGGTAGTGTATATCCTAAACGTATGTATATATCTAAAGATGGTTTAATTTGTACAAAAGAATATTTTGATAATGATTTATTAAATGGTACATATATTCCTGATGATACCTTACCAATTAATAATATAACTATGCCTATATCCCTAGATGAGGTTATAGACGAGTATGTGAATTGTTGTCAGTATTTATTCGCATATTTAAATTCTAGTGAAATATATGATTTTGATCCGTCATTTGGTATGTATATAAAATATTATAACTCATTAAAAAATAAAACATATTATGATTCTAATATAATAGATTTTGTAAGTGATGTTTTAATAATAAATAGATATACTTATTCTAGTCTGTATTTTAATTATAATTCTTGGAAAGGTAAGTTAACTGATTCTAAAGAAGAAGTATATAATACATTAAATTCTGATAATAATAATATATATAATAATTGTACAGCAGAATCTAATTATAAAAAATGTATATATAAATTTATAGAAAATTCAGTGATATATTTGAATGAATTTTTAAATTATATCAAAAGTGCAAACGAGAGTTTTGATAGTGATGATAATGTACCAAAAGCTATTACTAAATTTTCTAATCTAAAGAAAAATTTTCTAATCTAAAGAAAAATTATAATTAAGGAGGTAAAAGTTTATGTTAAAAGGAATTGATGTTTCTGTTTGGCAAAGATCGATTGATTGGTCTAAGACTAAGAGTGAAATTGATTTTGCTATTTTGAGAGCAGGATATGGTAAGCTAGTATCTCAGAAAGATGATAGATTTGAAGAGTATTATGCTGCCTGTGAGAAGTATGGTATTCCAAAGGGTGCTTATTGGTTCTCTTATGCTACTACTAAGGCAGAAGCTATTCAAGAAGCAAAAGCATGCATTGAATGTCTAAAAGGTAAGAAGTTTGAGTATCCTATTTTGTTTGATATTGAACATAAGACTCAGACTAGTAAGTCGGTTGCTGATGTAATTATTCCAGCGTTTTGTGATACATTAAGAGATGCTGGTTATTATCCTGGTGTATACACATACTATAGCTTTATCAAGAGTTATATTTCTGAATCTGTATATTCTAAGTATGATCTTGCTATTGCTCATTATGCTAGCTCTACACCTTGGACACAGAAAACCATTTGGCAGTATTCTAGCACTGGTACTGTTAGTGGTATTAGTGGTAGTGTTGACCTTGATTATTGCTATGTAGATGATTATCCTGCAAAGATTAAGAAGCTTGGTTTAAATAACCTTGGTTCATCTACTACTTCTTCTACAGTAACAGAGTCTACTACTTCTACTACTAGTTATGTGGTTTCTACATCTAAGTCTGCTCCTGAGAATAAGGTTACTACATATGCTAGTACAGATAAGACACAGATTTCTAAGCATTTTAATGTACAAGAGTTTAAGTGCAAGTGTGGTTCAGATCATAGTATTCTTGTTAATCATTATCTTGTATATCAACTTGAAAAGATTATGGATACATTAAACTGCTCTATGGCTATCATTAATAGTGGTTATCGTTGTCCTACATATGATAAGACTATTGGTGGATTTGTTGGTCAGCATGGTGTTGGTAATGCTGTAGATATTGTATTCTATGATAAAAATAAAAAGGTTATTTCCTCAAAGATTATTTCTTGTGTTGCACAAGATTTAGGACTTGGTGGTATTGCTAATATTACATCATCATATACTTCTACACATCTAGATGCTAGAACATCTAATATCTGGAAGGGTGATGAATGTGTAAATAACAATACTGTAACATCTGACTTCTATAAGTATTATGGTCTTTCTAAGTCTGATGTATATGGAACATCTTCTTCATCTACAACTACTACATCATCTTCTAACACAACAACTTCAACCACTACTACAAGTAGTACATCATCCATAGCAATTAAAGCTGGTACTAAAGTAACACTATCTGGTGATACATTATATAGTACATCAACTGTTAAGGTTGGTAATAAGAAATCTGGTACTTACTATGTATATAGTACAGAAGTTGTAAATAATAGAATACGTGTAACTAACTCTGCTAGCAATGTAGGTAAGACTCCTGTTGGAACTTATGTATCTGGTTGGGTTGATGTATCTGTTGTTTCTGGAACTACATCTACTTCTTCTTCATTAAAGGCTGGTACTAAAGTTGTATTAAAGAGCACTGCATTATATTCAACTGCTACTGCAACCAAGTACTCTTCTAAGAAGTCAGGAACATACTATATTTACAGTAGTGATGTTTCTAATGGAAGAATTCGTATAACTAATTCCTCAAGCAATGTAGGAAAGACACCTGCTGGAACTTATGTATCTGGTTGGGTAAACACATCTGATATTGGTTAAAAAATAAAGTTTATGACTAAAAAGAAACGCCGTTGGTAATACGGCGTTTCTTATCTTTATTTTTTTGCGATGATTTCAAGAAGTTTTGCAAAGGAGTCTAAATCGTTATCAATCCTCCTTTCATCAATCGATATGTTTCCACCAACTGTTATTGACGGATTTACTGTGATATTTATAGTCGGATTTACCTCTATTTTCGCATCACCTACTTTTGTTTTAATATCGCCAATGGCTGCCTTAACAGTAGCCTCAATATCGCCTACAACTTCTTTAATTTTTTCATCAACTGTTGTCTTTACTTTATGATCGACAACAGCACTAGCCCACTTGTCGATGGACTCCTCCGCTTTTTTTCTCGTTTCTGTTTCAGATGCTGTAGTTGTTGTGTTGTTTATTTTATTTACGTCTGTCATAATAGTACCTCCTAGTACATACGATGGAACATAGGTTTTAGGCATTGCGACTGTTCCGATATCAGCAATGCCATTTTATGTATTAACAACTGCCCTAATTTTTAAAGGTCTTTTAGAGCTAAGACCAAGTAAGCCATTCTAGGATAATCTTATAATTATCTCTTACTCACTTGTATTATATATATTCAATTATTATGACTTTTACAAATTATATATCAATTCTTCAAGCCTCAACTATTTAGTAATATCAACTTGTTAAGGAGGTAAGTAAATTGGATATGATTCTTAATGGAAATGAATTTCCTGATATTATAGGATACTTAAACAACGGAAATCCTACGCTCAGAAGCCCTAGTTCTGTATATGAAATTAGTCTTATGCAAACCAAAGAAACATTAGCAGATATTGATAGCTATAGTAGATTTATTAATAACGCTATTGCACAATTTAGACATAGCAGGTTTTATAAAGAATACAAAGCTAATCTTATGAGTCTAGGACTTGATCATTGTTCGTATTTACATAATATAAACTCTGATATGGCTGAGTTAGAAATGAACCATGTCATCTTGACAATATTTGATATTGCATTATTAATCGCCGAGCATTATCTAAATACATATGGTTATGTATCAACATTTCACATTGTTGGTGGATTGAGAGAAGAGCATAAACAAAATAGAGTACCCATTATTATGATGAGTAAAACTGTACATCAGTTATATCATAACGATGATCTGTTCTATGTACATCCTAATCAGATTTTTGGTAAATGGACTGAATTAATCAAGACATATTATAATGGTATTACACCAGAGATTTGTGCTAAGTTATTATATTATATAAGACTAGCTCAGAGAGAACCAGAATCTAATGATAATGAACTTTTAACATTGGCAAACGAAATTCAGAACTGGAGTGAGAAGAATTATGGAAGTGCTTTACACACAATTGAATCTCCAAACCCTTATTATTTTTGGAATAATTCTGATAGTAATACTGTGCAGTGAGATTGTAATATCTAAGCTATTTAGTAAATGGCTTGCATTCAAGTATGATGAACTAGAGCTTAGAAAATATGACATAGACACACATTTGAATGTAACTGAAGATATTGAAACCAGACTTGATAAAGTAATAGAGAGCTGTTTCCAAGAGTATTCTTTAATGAATCTTGTATATAAAACAGATTGGTATATTAAAGAAGAAGACGAAATTAAAATCAGTAAAGATATTTGTGCACTTGTAAGTGATAGAATATCTCCTGTAATGCTTAAGCAGTTAGCATTATATTATAATGAAGATGCAATATTCGACATTATTGCTAAGAGAGTTTACTTTAAGGTAACTACATTTGTTATAGAACACAATAGAACTGCCTTATAATATCTTTAATGAAAGGAGGTAGATATCATTGGCTAGATATAATTATGAGTTTGATATGAAATATACAGATAACCCATATATAGACCTTATAGTCAATTGTGTAAAGATTCTTGGAATGAACTGTGTTGTTAAAAATGAGAATCAGGCTCTTCATTATGAAGATGCTAGGTCTGCTACTTTGGCTGGTCAATATATTAAATATAAAGAAGGCAACTGGAACTATATTAAAGACGGTGAGTACTCTGATGCATCATATATGGAATGGAATAGCTATTATAGAATGCTTAATGGATTACCACCAGCATATACATTAAATGATGAAAACGCTTATTTCTCAGCAACTGGTTATGATGATTCTATATATGTGGATATCGGAAATGCATATGTAATACCAGAACTCTATGAAAAATACTTTATAGATGTCGGACAATATGATGAGAAATATGAAGGTAAGTATCTTCATGAACTGAATACTGAAGATTTATCAGTAATATCTGTAGAGGGTGGTATATTAGACCAGATTAAGGCTGATTATGCTGAAGACCCTCACTATCAATATATCTATCATTTAGGAGATAAAAGGGTTGATTTCTATACTGCTCGTAAGGCTGTAAACTTTGCAATGTTATATTGTCCTAGTCTTAATACATTTGATATTATAGAAAATAAGTTCAAGAGAATGTATGATAGAAACAGAAGATATACTATGTCTACTGTATACTCTGAAGCTTATAGATTTATGTCATATCATTATGATGCATTTATACAGATTCTTATCATTATACAAACAATGGTAGATATGATTTCTGAAGTACAAGAGTATATCATTAATAAAGATGTATTTGACTCTAGAACTATACGTTATCTATTTGAATCTTATGGTATTGCTTATTATAAAGAGATTCCAACTAAATATCAGATTCGTATTATTAAGAACGTAAACACTCTTCTTAAATATAAATCATCTCATAGAAACATTACTGATATTCTTGAATTGTTTGATGATGATACTATTACTGTATTTACGTATTATCTAATGAAAATCAAGGCTATCAATAGAGATAACTTCTATTATTATGAAGAGAGTGATATAAATCCTAGATACGTTAATACTGATGTAGTAATGTATGTAGGAAGACCTGAAGATATATCTAATAACAAAGTACCATTAATGAATGTACATACTAATCAAGATGATATAACTGTTACTAAGAATGATGATGGCAAAGTTACAAAAGAAAACTTTATTAGAACGTACTTATATAATTACTATCTTATAGATGAAGGAGAACCTGATACTGCTAGTAATAGAGCTATAAGTATGAGTGATTCACAACCTATCGTTAGTAAGTATGCTGAAACTATAGATATAGCTACAGATACAATAAATAATGGTAGTTTTGTATTAGACTTCTTAAACACTGTTGCTCTTAATAATAAAGGTTTACCATGGTTTGGAACAGACAATTATAATATAGATGAATCTAAACCAAGTTCAAAAGAATATTTAGCAAATAGAAACGTGTTTCTAAATAGGTATAAGAATGCTCTTACTAATCTTATTAGAATTGTATTTAATGAAGAAACTGCTGATGATTCATTTGCTCTAAACCAATATAACTTCAGAAGAATCAAGTATAGATTATATAGCATTCTAGGTATATTTGATTATGATGGAATTGCTGAAAAATTTAATAATAGAACACTTGATGATATAACTGATGCTGAGCTAGAGTCGTTATTCTATACAGCAGACACATTGATAACAGAAAAGTATTGTAACACACATGGTATAGAAAGTCTTTTTACTGATTTTCTTGAATCTGATGATAGATATATCTTAAATCATACTATTCCATTTATGGTATGGAATGAATATAAATATAAAGATGCTTCAGATGATCCTGAAACTACGGAATATTATACGTCTGATAATAAGAATTATATATTTAATTCTGATGGCTCGTTCTCTGCTAATTATAATAAATTGGGTGACTTGTATACAAAGTATACGAAAGCATTTAGAGAAAGCTATATAATATCTACTAGAGTATTTATTGAAGCTGTGTTTGATGATATGGCTTATGATTCTATTAATAATCCAACCCCTAGATATACAGGATGGATGGATATTAGTCAAGTTGTATCTAAGACAGGTAAATCATTAGATGAGCTTGAATTAGGTGATGAAATTACTATTCATACTGGAGATAATGTTCCTATATATAAGTCTGCATATGTTTATGAAGTAATCACTAAAGATATGCTTGGATTGGAATACTATAGAAAGAACTATGATTTGTGTTTCTTAAAAGTACCTATTCTAGATCCTAATGCATATGCTGTTATAGAACGTAGAGATTTGAGAAGAAGTTACGACTCAATTACTTTAGCAGATCCTTTCTGGGATGGTGTATCTACATTTGATCTTCTTACTGATGAAGAACGTGATAAGTTACATCAATCTAAGAAACAAGAGATTCTAAATAAAGACTTTACTATTGAACGTACTAAATATATAGCTGTAGAAGCTAATATAGATTTAGTAAAGATGTCATATCAAGTAAGTTACTTTATGAATATGCTATATGATAAGCATATGGATGAAGAAGATTTGATGGTTGAAGTTGACTCAGAAATATCTGATGATAAAGTTAGATTAAATGATTTGCTTACTTTTGCTATTGCTCTTAATTTTATATATAATGGTACAGAACCAGATAATATTGCTAGCGATATGGAAAAGAATATGTATATCAATGGATTTAACTTTGATACGGACTGGTCTACAATATATAACTATCTTGAGAATAAGTGTTATATCAATAATAACTATGATAATGAGATTCATGAATATACTTATATAGATGAGTTTGGTGTATCTCATACTAATGTAGGATATGGAATGGATCCTATGGGAAAAGGTTGGTTAACTGAAATATACGATGATACTGTATCTTATGGTACAGCTTATTGTAGTGACGAAGAAGACTATGTAGAAGTTAAAGCATATTTCGGATATCCTATATATGGATATAATGAGAATAATGAACCTATATTCTCTTATTCAGATGAGGAAAATCAACCTACTGGTTCTCCAATAAATAATCGTATTCCTATGCCTCCTGACTCTGTGGATCATAGTAAAGTTCCAGACCCAGCTGTAGGTGCTTTTCTTAGTGGTCGTTATGAACAGTGTAGTGAAGATTGTGCTACTACTATTGATATGGAATTAGATTTTGGTTCTTCTGAGATATGGAATTATAATCTTAAACATCATCCTTTAGTAAGTACTACTGGTGAATTAACTGTATTGAATATAGCATGGGAGCCTACTCAATATCCTGATAGTGATAATAACTCTCATGGTCTTTGGTTAGATACTGAGATACTTACTACACTTACAGATGAGAGTATTACTGATTTAGATAAAATTAATTATCTAAAGAAGATTTATTATAGTAATACAAATCTATATGATCATCTGACATATATGCTAAGACATGCTGAATCTAAACGTATGTATGATATATACAAAGTTCTATTTGACTCATTTATGGAAACAAAGATGAATCATGATTACTATGGTCAGATTGATAGAAATGGAAATCCTGTATATACTAATGAGAATGATACTAGTGAGTTATATTATCTTACATTATCAGATGAAGTAGAATGTGATCCTAATGGATTTCCTATATTCGAAGGTACTGATTTAGAGACAAACAAAGTAGCTTATTATCAGTTCGATTATAAAAAGGCTGTAGAAACCAACTTCAAAGTTTGTGAATATTATAATATAGCAAATCCTAGCGAAGTTTATGATTGTTTCTATAATATGAGAACTATTAACGGTGAAGAAGTAAAAGAATATATTGTTCATTATGATGAACAAAATCAGTTAGGAAGAGAAACATATTTCTTCCCAAGTTCTGAGAATCATTTCTTTACATTTAATGTAAATGAACAGAATTATCTTGTTTATAATGATAATCCATCTATTAAGATTCCTGTTGATCTTGATAGCGATGGTAATGTTATTATAGATGAGAATAAGAAGTATGTTATTATAGAAGATGAGGATGGTAATTATACTGTTGAAATAGTAGATAAGTCTGAGAAAGTTACTAATGGTAAGGAAGTAATTATTACAAAGAAGATTGCAGAAAGTTATTATGACTTCTTAGAGTATCGTAATCCATCATTATATGCTCTATTGATTGATTTGAAATATAATTACGATAACGTACCAGTAAAGGTTGATGACAATGATTCTGTTGTAAGATATATGCCATCTGATGAGAAAAAGAAAAGAATAGAAACATTATGTGAACTTATTGTAGAAGCACTTGAGAAGTACTTTGATAAGTCTGAATGGCGTTATTTATTCAATCTTATTCCTACTGCTAATATAGAGAATATTCAGAATTATATAATGAAGATGGTAGTATTCTTCAAGTCTTGGAAAACACAGATTCTTGATACTACTGTAAGTTATATAATTGATGACCCATATAATAACCATGTACATATACTTGATGATATGTATTATAATACAACGTTTGATAATTTACTTGAAAAGGTTCGTCCTAAAGAATATAAGTATTTTGAAAATCATACAGTATATAAAGACCCTATAAAAGTTGGGGAAGATTTACAAATGAATGATGTACATTACGAACCTTACACTATAGACTTTGGATTTGCTGAGAAGATTTATGGTCATAGATTTGATTATCCAAATTTAACGTCAAAACTAATCTTTAAAGATAAAATTGGTCCTAGTGAAAAACTTGAAATGAATACCGTTTATTATACTGGAGAAGTTCAGCAAGATAGTAACGGTAATATTTTATTACCATAAGGAGGTATACTTGTATGAATAAACAACTTAAAATCTTTGATGATAATGCTGGAAAAGGTAATATCCTTAAAAGTGATGGAGCTAACATCAAAGGTACTGATATTATTCTTAAGTCACTTGACAGCGGAAAGGTTTTGTTTCGTGGAAGTAACAAAGTAATTATTTCTGGTTCTGAGTTCAATGCAATTAAAGATTTCGATTATGATAACTTTGTTGGTGATGTTGATTATCTTGAATCTATTCCTAGCTATGATGCTGCATTTAAAGCTGCTTCTAAATCATTTAAGACACCTGATAGTGTAGAAGTTCCAATCTCTATGGATGATTTCTCTAGTAGTGTTGGCTATACATTCTATACTGGTGAAAGTGGTCAGAATAGTATGCTAACACCATTTAAGAGTCTTAGTATTGATGATCATTCAGCACATACATTATATAGACATGTAGCACGTCGTGTTTGTCTATGGTGTGTAGGTATCGATGGTTGTGGTATCGAAGCATCTCGTGTATTCAAGGTTCATAATACTAAATGGATTGCACCATATGGTTATTGGGATTACAATGATGGTACTGGTGGTAACAATACATATCCTACATCTAATAGTGGTGATTTAACATGTTTGATTCCATTTAAGTATAGAACAACAGATGCTGATTTGTCTACTACATATAGAAAACAGTACTTTGGACGTATGCAGACAAACAATGCAATTGGATACTTCTTTAAGACATTTGATGAGGATCCTATCCTTATTCGTCAGTATGCTGATGATAGTACAGGTCTTGAAGCTGTAGATGATGTATGGAAAGATAAGCGTTCATCTGAGGGTGAAGTTGTTGTAAAACTTAAGATGAGTGTTTCTGCATCTGATTGTAGAGAATATTTCAATCGTTCTGTAGGAAACAATGATTCTAAGATTAATACTATTTCATTGTGTACAGCAATTCCTTATCTTAAGAATGATGAACTTATGTATGCTGATATTAGACCATTCACTAGATTCAACTTCCCTAACGAAGCTCTTATTGATTATTCTAAGGGAATTGATATCACATATTATCTGTATTACTAATATTATAACAAAAAATAAAGCAGGTGGTAACAAATACCACCTGCCCATTTTTATTCTTTGTAATTCTGACAAGCTTCAATCATTGAATATTCTTCATCGGTAATTTCATCAATGCCAAGCTGAGTAAATGAATTGATACAAATCATTGTATCAGTCTGTAATGACATCTTTCCATTAAACATTCCATCGTTATAAGATACCTGCATACTAAGACGAGGATTAAATAACTTTGCTGAATTAATCAGAAATTCGTCATTAATGATAAGCATTATATTGAGAGTATCGCCATCGAAATCTGCACCCATTGATTTAAGAATCTCGTGAGGTACATGACAACTGTATGTGTCATCTTTTGTAACTCCGATTACATGAAGCTGAATAATAGATGCTGGTGAAATACTTGGATTACGATTGAGGATTACTGCTACATACTGATTATCAATTATATTCTGAATAAGATCAGCAATAACAGGATTATACTCAATACGTGATTCATCCCAAATACGATATGCTTCTGAAGGACTATAGGTTTTTGACAGGATATTAATGATAGTCAAACTCATAAGTTCTACAAGTGTAGGATATGGAAGAATTACTTCATCAATTCTCAGATTAGGGTCAGGAATAATAACGTTTCTTGCAGTGAAGTTACAACGTCCACCATTAAGAGAACGAATATATCCTTTCTTCTGTGCAATAATCTTTTCAAGATCAGCATATATTTCCATATACTTCATTTGAATATCATACAGAATCTGATTAGTAGGTTTCTTTCTTCCTCTTGAGAATATCTTGTCACTGTTTAATTTAGCAGCAAGACCAGCAATAACGTTATATAACGCATTATTACCCTCGAAGTTAAATCTATTCTGTTTAATAGAGAATGGTCTTAACTGAGAAGTATATACAGGAAGACAATGTGTAAACACTAAGTCTTTATACGTTATAATATCCTCATAGTAAGCCATCTTATTTACATTAGACTTATACTTGTTTCTGAAGAACTCAAGAATCTCATCGAATCTTTCTTTCATTTCTTCAAAACCAATTCCAATGAATGGATTAGACTTTGTCTGTTCTTTCTCAATAACAAATCCATCTTCATCAATCTTATTATCGAAATTGATTATAGCATCAAGATTCTTTTTGCCTATAAAGGCAATAAGTTTCTTGAACATATTTGGATGAATGACAGTATAGTCATTTATCTTAATCCATCCAGTAATACTAAAGTCATTACCAACATAACGAACCTTAGTATGACATATTGGACAAAGCAATCCATTATTTACCTTCATCATGGTTCTTCCACATTTACATTTATATATGTCACCAAACGGAGTCATATCGTCAATCTGAAGACCGTATCTTGAAGAGAATATACTGTCCTCTGAACGAATATCTTTCTTGATATCTTGTTTCTTTGTTATATAGAAACCATTACCAGAAATGATATCCTTCTCACATTCCTCATCAAAGTTGATAGGAATTATACGTGTTTCGATTTTGTATGTCGGCTGTCCATTTTCGTTCAACGGTATATTGAACGGATAATTACCATTTATCTTTACTTGATAAAACTCTTGTAATTTCTCATAAAGGTAATCATAGTTTTCTGTTGAGTACATGTTATTTCCTCCTAGTTAAGTTATTATTCATAAGTTGATGACACTGTTTTAACTTACAATGTCACCAGCTATCATAATACCTTCTCTGAATTCATTAAAATATCTATATGTCTTCTTAATTGTAAGAGTATATTGATTGATTATTATCTCAGGATCATTAGTAAAATACCCTTTATAATCATCTAATATACCACAACGACGTATAATACTTTCTAATCTTGCGAGTGTTAAGTCCTCATCAAATTCAATATCCTCTTTTGCTGTTATATCAAGCTTAGGGATAGTTTTATTATCAGATAACACTCCAGGTTTTGTATCGATTTTAAAATCGATTTCTTCATCAAAGTCTTGTACAATAGTAACATTGAGTTCATTGATTATAAGAGTCTTTGATGGTATTATGTTTACGCTTGCTTTCTTTAAAGGCATAGCCTCTGTTATAGACACATATCTAGGTGTCGGCTGTTGTT